CAACAGGTATTAGTTACAACAGCGGAACAGGTGTTATTTCAACATCACAAAACATTGCAACAAGTGCAAGCCCAACATTTGCTGGTTTAACATTAACTGGTAACATGGGAATCACTGGTAACATTGTTCCAAGTGCAGACATTACATATGACCTAGGTAGCCCAAGCTACCAGTGGAAAGATATCTATGTAGGTCCAGGTTCTTTATATGTTAACGGTAGTAAAGTCCTTCAAGACGACACAGGTACAATTACTTTCAGTGCTGACTTGGATCAAAACATCCGTATCAAAACAACAGGTAACGGTATTTTACAATTAGGTTCAAGCTCAACAACTTTACAAATTGACAGCACAATGCAACTTACTGCTGGCAAGCGTATCACTTCAAGTGATGGCGTTAAAGTTCAGTTCGGCGATGATCTTGAAATGAACAACAACAAGATCATTGGTGTTGGTGCCCCAAGTGCCAGCACAGATGCCGCAACTAAAGGTTATGTTGACACAGCAGTTGGTAACATTAGTACATCAAGCATTGCAGCCGGTAACACAAATATTGCAGTAGTTGATACAGGTACAGGTGTAGTTACAGTTACAGTTGACGGTAGTACAGCATTGACAGTTAATTCATCGGGCGTTACAGTTGCTGGTGACTTTACAGTTAGTGGTACAACAACAACAGTTAATTCAAACACAATTAACTTAGCTGACAACATTATCACATTGAACAGTGACGCAACAGGCGCACCAAGTCAAAACGCTGGTATTGAAGTTGAGCGCGGTGACGAAGCAAATGTTCAAATTCGTTGGAACGAAGGTACTGACAAGTGGACATTCACTAACGACGGCGCCAGTTATGCTGTAATTCCTACAAGCACAGCTGATTTAACCGAAGTAACAAATTTGTATTACACAGACGCTCGTGCTAGAGCCGCAGTAAGTGCAAGTACATCAACTGGTGTTGCTTACAGCAGTTCAACTGGTGTTATCAGCTTGTCTGGTATTCCAAATGCCTCACTAGCAAACAACAGTATCACCATCAACGGTGCTTCAGTTGCACTAGGTGGCACACGCACATTGGTAACAAGCGATGTTGCTGAAAGTGGTAGTTTGTATTACACAGACGCTCGTGCCAGAGCCGCAGTAAGTGCTGGTACAGGCATTAGCTACAACAGCACAACTGGTGTTATTACTAACACAATTACTCAGTACACAGATGCATTAGCAGTTAGTGCTAACGCAAGTGCTATTGCTACTGCTAAATCAGAAGCAATTTCTTCAGCCGCAACTGATGCAACTACAAAAGCAAATGCCGCAAAACCAGTAGCTGGTACAGGCATTAGTGTTAGTGGTGTTACTGTATCAAGTACAATCACTCAGTACACAGATGCATTGGCTCGTGGCGCAGTAAGTGCTGGTACAGGCATTAGCTACAATAGCACAACTGGTGTTATTACTAACACAATTACTCAGTACACAGATGCATTGGCTCGTGGCGCAGTAAGTGCTGGTACAGGTATTAGCTATAACAGCTCAACTGGTGCAATCAGTTCTACTATCACTCAGTATACTGATTCATTAGCTCGTGCCGCACACAGCTTCACAGCTGGTTCTGGTGCTTACAACAGTACAACTGGTGTTATCACTATTCCAACTAACACTAATCAATTGACTAACGGTGCTGGTTTTGTTACAAGTTCTGGCGTTACAGCAGTTACAGCAACTGGTCCAGTAGTATCAAGTGGTGGTGCAACTCCTGCAATCTCCATGCCAGCGGCTACAGCTAGTGTTGATGGTTACATGACAAGTACATTTGCTTCTAAGTTAAACGGTATTGCCGCAGGCGCTACCAATGTAACTAATACTAACCAAGTGACTAACGGTGCTGGTTTCGTTACAAGTTCTGGTGTTACTAGTGTTGCTACAGGCAACGGTTTAACTGGTGGTACTATTACTTCAACTGGTACACTAAGTCTAAGCGGTTCATACTCGGGTACATGGGCAGTTAGTGGTGCTATTACAGCAACAGGCGAAGTCACAGCTTACTATTCTGACGCTAACTTGAAGAAGGACATTGTAGAAATTACAAATCCTATTGAGAAGGTAATGAGTTTACGCGGTGTAACATTCCGTCCTAACCAGACAGCGTTAGACTTAGGTATTACTGACAAAGAAGAAGTTGGTGTTATCGCGCAAGAAGTTGAAGCAGTTTTACCACAATTGGTAACACCATCTGCATTTGCTGGTTATAAGACTGTTAAGTATGACAAGTTGACAGCATTATTGCTAGAAGCAGTAAAAGCCCAACAACTACAAATTGATGCTCTAAGAGCAGAAATTGCAAAGTTAGGTGGTTCAGCGACAACTGAACTTTAAGATCAAGTTACTAGAAAAGGAGACTAAATTATGGCAATCCTTCCAGCAACTGGATCAGCAATGACAATGGGACGAGTTAGAAAAGGCTACAGCAATGTAGCCCCTGGTGCAGGTTCAAACATCAGTTTGCGCGGCACACTAGGCGGCCACCTTGGCATTTCAACGGGTAGTGTTAGTTTAAGTTCAACATTTGGATTGAGAACTACACCATACGCTGATACCTAATTAGATAGGGTAAGATTAGAAAAGGGCTTCGGCCCTTTTCTTTTGGCTATTTTTTAAGAATAAAAAATGATACATAGTGTATCAAAGGAGCAAATTACATGCCATTACAACAAAATGAAATTTTATTCAGTACACGCAACTTGTTAAAACAAGTGCCTTACAGAACAACATTTGAAAGAGAAAATTTCTTATTCAACTCACAAGGCGGTCCACGACTACTAGTAACACTTTGCCAAGACATTGAATTTTTAAATTCGGAATACTTGAAAGTATCAAATGATTGGGAAAAAGAAGCAATCCTGGCAGAAATGAATGCAGTCAATGCTAAAATCGTTGAACTGCAAGCTGAAATTGGTACAGACCTTGCCAAGGCAATTGAAGAAGGAGAACCTGCATTCTGGGTAGAAGAACTAGCCCGCCGATCAGCAATTGAAGCATTGTGCCAATCAGTGACAACAGAAAACATGGGGCAAATGTTAAAATTACCAGCTGAGCTGTATGAAGAAACTATTAGTAAATGTCAAAGTTTCTTAAATGTTATTAACAAAGTAACACGCATTGCAGAACGAAAAGCCAACTTGGCAAATGTAAAAACTGAGTCAGAAGAATAAAATGTTTGGCAGTGGTTCAAAAAGCCTTTTTGACAATTCAGAAGCGGCACTAAGCGAACAGGTTGTAATATGCGTACCTACCAATGGCATGGTTCATTCAGCATTTACATTCTGTTTAATTAATGCCATACGCTACACTGAGTCTCGAGGAATTCCTGTGGTATTAGACATGGATGCTGGCACAGTACTAAGCAACCAACGACAGGTACTACTAGATACTGCAATTAATGATCATGACGCAGATCACATCATGTGGTTTGACAGCGACATGACATTTCCTGAAGATGTTATTGTTAGACTGCTAGAGCACAAAAAGAATGTAGTATGTGCAACCTATTCCAAGCGAGTACCGCCCTTTCATCCAACAGCTTTCACTGACATTGACCCAGTAGAGCCGGTAGATACATCTGGACACGGGTTAATAAAAATTAGATATACTGGTTTTGGCTGTGTACTAATGAAAGCCGCAATAGCTGACAGTATGCCAAGCCCTCACTTTCCTTTGACATGGCATGCTCCTAGTGGAACCTGGCACGGAGAAGATATGGGATTTTGTGATTTGCTAAAAGAAAACGGATTTAATATTTTTTGCGATCTGGATCTCAGTCGCGAAGTGGGTCATTTAGGGATACAAGAATTTCTAGTGAATCAGGCAAACTAACAAAAAACGCACACCATCTGTTTATCTTTTTAAGATTAATTCCTGCAGAGATATGAAACTCTGGATAGCTTTCGTTTTGTAAAACACTTCTTAGCATTGCACCGTCAATTACTGTGCTCTTTACTAGTAGAGACTTTATGTTGGGATCTTTTATAATACTGTTCAATAAAGGATGCGTCCAAAGTCCGTCATTGATCAGCCGCCGTGTTTCAAGATACCATCGTTCAGTATAACAAACTGAATCTTTGTAAATTTTATTAAGCAACGGATTGTTGAGCCATGGTGCCCAGCATTGCTGGAACTCTAACTGATAATGTGGACCATTATAAACTACAGAACTGGGCTTAGGTCGAATCAGTTTTAACATTTAACAACCCTTCCAATGCAGTTTTAAATCCACGACTGCTAAACATTTTTGCAGTATTGCGATGTAGTGGCGCAGGCCACTCCCACAAGTTAACCCAGCAATATCCTGCACTTTCGCTATCTATTGTAGGAATAAATTCTTCCTTGCATAATATTAGATAGCTCACATGTCTAAATCTTTTATCTCTGGTAGTAAATGTATACACATGACTCATTGCAATAGTATCAGGAACACCAGGATATCCAAGTTCTTCACATAGCTCACGCTTTAATCCATTAAGATCGCCTTCGTCGCCGTCTAGTCTTCCACCCCATAGTCCCCAGCACATGGCATGTGTTTCGGTAGGACTACGGAGTTGCATTAAAACTCTTTTTGTTTTTTCACTTACAATTAGTGCGCCAACTGCTCTCATTATCTAATAGTTAGTTGACAATTCGCCAGTAGCCTTGCTCAAAAAGACCTTCAATTGCCAGCACCCAATCAGATCCATTAAAGAAAAGTTTTTTCATGGTGTTTGCATTTGTAGTATAGGCAGTTGCATTTACAGCACTGGCATCAAAGCTTACTATCCAGTCACTACCGTTGTATTCAATGATATCATTTTCATCTGCAACAACAGAACCCCACTGACCAGTTTGTACGACACTAGATGTTAACAAGTAACGCTGTCCTGCACTTGCCACAGGAATGTTACCGTTACCCGGAACACCAGTTGCCGGATTCACTACGCCGTTGATCATGGGAATAGTATCATTGGGCAAAGTTGAATTATCCATTGTAAAACTTAGAACATTTTCATTGGCAGTGACTTCTGTCACCCTTAGGATTACTTCTTGTGGATCAGAAAGATCTCCAAGTTTCAACCTAATTTCTGTAATGCCGTTGTTGATTCCACCGTAATATGTAAAATGGTCTTTCCAGCTTAAATTATTGCCAGTTTGCCCATCTGACGCATTATTAGTGCGAGATAGTAGCTGTACATAGTCCTCAGTGACTCTAATGTGTCGATCTTCAAAGGTAATCCATTGTCTACCTTGGAAGTTGCCATTGATAATAATGTCGTCAATGAATCCATAGTCTGCTCCGACATTGTTAATAATACTATGAATAAGAACTTGTC